AAAATAAAGGAGTAGAAGCAGGAACAAACGTAATTAAAGATGATGTAACGTACATTCATACGACTTATCTAGATAATATTGAAAACCTATCAGAAAGTTTCTTAAATCAAATAAATGATATTAAACAAAGACGACCTGAGAAATATAAACATACTATTTTAGGTGGCTGGTTAGATAAAGCCGAAGGAGTTATTTATAACAATTGGAGAGTAGGACAATTTAACAATGATAACGGTTCTGTATTCGGACAGGATTACGGTTTCTCAAACGATCCAACTACATTAGTCGAAACGTCAATTGATAAGGGTAAAAAACTTATCTATGTCAAACTACATATTTATCAAACTCAATTAGTCACAACAGAACTAGCACGTTTAAACAATCATTTTTCAAAAGGTGGTTTAATAGTTGGTGATAATGCAGAACCTCGTTTAATAGCAGAATTAAAACATCAAGGGAACAATGTCGTACCTTGCGTAAAACATAAGATTACAGAAGGTATTGAGATGCTACGAGATTTTGAAATGATAATAGAAGAAAATAGCATTGATTTGATAAAAGAATTAAATAACTATTCGTGGTTAGAAAAAAAATCTCAAACTCCAATTGATAAATACAATCACGCTTTAGATGCGTTAAGATATGCAGTAAGCTATCAATTAAGCAATCCAAACAAAGGTAACTATTCAATATATTAATTATGAAATTAGAACTTACAATACCAACAACTTTAGATGAAATACCTTTGATGCATTATCAAAAGTTTATGGAGGTTTCAAAGAATAGCACAGATGATGAATTTGTCGCTCAGAAAATGATACAAATATTTTGTGGAATTGAACTTAATGAAGTTGTTAAAATATCTTTCAATGATATGGTTGAATTGGTTAATCATTTTAATAAATTATTTTCTGAAATACCAAAGTTAAAACCTACATTTAAGATTAAAGATTTAGAGTTAGGAATTATACCAAACTTTGACAAAATAACGTGGGAGGAGTATATCGAACTAGAAGCACAGTTTAAAGAGTTTGATACGTTCCACAAAGCAATGGCTGTTCTTTATAGACCAGTTACTGAAAAGAATAAACACAATCAGTATTTAATTGCACCTTTCAATAATGTTGAGGAGTTTGGGGACTTAATGAAATACACTCCATTATCAATTGCACTTAGTTCTCATCTTTTTTTTTGGAATTTAGAAAAGGAGTTGTTAACAGCTACCATCAGTTATTTGGAGAAGATGTTGATGAAGATGACGAAAGTAAACAAAGCGATTTTAGCGAAGAAACTCAATTTAGCAAACAATGGGGATGGTATCAAAGCATTTATGCAGTTGCAAAGGGAGACATTAGAAAATTTGATGAAGTCCTCAGAATTGAATTATTTACCATCCTTAACTTTCTAACATTTGAAAAGCAAAAGAATAGAATTGAAATAAACCAATTAAAAAAACAAAGATTAAAATGAGTGGATACTACGATATAGTGACTAAGTTATATGAATCAGTTAACAATGATAGTTTAGTTAACCAAACAACTAAGGGAGACCTTGCGGCGGTATTAACCAATAAACAAAATATGTTTCCGTTATGCCACATTATGGTAAACAATTCAACATTTGATAAACAGGTTTTGATATTCAATATTTCAATCATTTGTATGGACTTAGTAGACTTTAGCAAAGACGAAACAGTTACTTTATACACAGGAAACAATAACGAGGACGACGTAATGAATACAACTTTATCAATTCTAAATAGAGTTTATGAAAGTATGTATAGGGGTTCTTTATTTAGTGACTTGTATCAGATTGAAAATGTAGCTAATTGCGAACCATTCTTTGATAAATTCGATCAGAATGTAGCAGGTTGGACAATGACTTTTGACGTAGTAACTCAGAACGATATGTCAATATGTTAGAGACTGAAAAGGAATTAAAGAAATTCAGAGACTACGTTATAAAAGAAAGTAGAAGTAATCTTACAAGACTTAAAAAGAATAGCTCTAAAAAGCTTTATAATAGTTTAAAGGGTGAATATAAGTTGATGGCTAATTCATTTAGTATGTATTTTTCTATGGAAGACTATGGACACTTTCAGGATAAAGGTGTTAATGGTTTAAAACGTAGCCAAAACTCAGAATATTCATTTAAAAAAGGTGTGCCTAGCAAAGCAATGTTAGGTAGTTTAGATAAATGGATAGTACGTAAAGGATTAGCGCCTAGAAATAAACAAGGTAAATTTGTTAATCGATTATCTTTAAAATTTGCAATAGCGAAAGGAATATTTAATAAAGGAATAAAACGTTCACTATTTTTTACAAAACCATTTGAAGCTGCATATAAAAATTTACCAAGTGAATTAGTCGTTAAATACGGATTAGATGCCATTACGTTATTTAATATAACAGTACAACAACCCAAAAAGAAATGAGTATAATTTTAACAAAAAGTCCTTACATAATAGAAGTAACAGACCCGAGCTTAGAAGGTGGAAAAGTTGAGATATTTCTATACAAACAAGGTACTACAATTTCTACATTACCACAATATACGTTAAGTAAGTTAAGTCCTGCTAGTAATGTAGATAGTGTTTATTTCGATGTTGCACCGTATGTTAATGAATTTTTAACTAGTAAAGTATACACTATTAATTATGGAACTGTAGATGTTTCAACAAACATAGAGTTATTTTGTAATGTTTTAATAAAAAAATATAAATTAGTAGGTACTACTTATACTTTAATTAATACGGATCTTTATAGTGCTTTTAAAGGATATATAGAACAAAAAGATGGTATTAATATAGACTACGGAAACTATTTATTAGACCAAAAAACATACTATTATCATTATGATAGTTCAAAAACTTATGATACTTTAAAAGCTGGGGATTTAACGGTATTTAATTCTTACAATGCCGACATAGGATATTGCAATTTGCTTTATAAATATACAAACCTTAAAACTGCAGCGACAGTAACCAATACAATTAGTGGAGGGAGATTCTCGCCAAGATGGAAAACTATTTACCGTGTTTACCCATCTTATTGGGCAGATGGAAATAAGTTAGAAATTATAGACAATGATACTTCTGTAGTTGTAGCTACATACTATTTTAAACCATTAGAGGAGTGTAAATATTCACCCGTTACATTAGATTTCATAAATAAATATGGAGCGTGGCAAAGAGAATTTTTGTTTAAAAACTCAACTGATTTTATTAATACAGAAAATAAATCATATAAGAATTTCAGAATAGACCCAAGCTATTTAAATGTACAAGAAAGTTTGGTTACTTCATTCAATACAAATGGAAATGAAACGATTAAATGTAATACGGGTTTTGTTGAGGAGGATTTTAAAGCTACAATAAAGCAATTACTATTAAGTGATAGGATATTAATTAACAATAGACCTGCGACAATTACAACTAATCAAATTGAATTACAAAAAAATATCAATAACAAGCTAATTAATTACGCTTTAGATTTCACTTTCTCAAATCCTATAATATGAATAGAGTAGTTGATATATATATTGAAGGAACGGAGCCAAATACATTACTTGGTTATGGTTATAACTACCTTAAACTAGATTTATTTGATGATGAAAAGATAAATTTATCTAGTTCTATTCAAAATATTCAAGATATTTCAAAGGTTTATACTGATTTCACTCAGTCTTTTACCGTTCCAGCTTCTGAAAATAACAATAAAATCTTTGAATACTTTTATCAAAACGATGTTGACGGTGCTATAGATCATAATCTACGTAGGTTTGCCTACATTGAAATTGGAATGACTCCATTTAGAACAGGTAAAATACAACTAGAAGGTAGTAGCGTTAAGAATAATAAAGTAGAACATTATAGTATTACTTTCTATGGTGATTTGGTTTCTTTAAAAGACACATTTGGAACGACAAAAATAAATCAATTAGACTATACTTTTATTTCAAATCCATATAGTAGCTCTGCGGTTAAATCTAGAATAACAGATACGACAACAGATTACGATGTAAGATACCCTTTAATTTCTAGTCAAAATATATGGACTTATGCAGATGGAAATAGCACTGATATAACAACTTCTGCGGGTCGTATAGATTGGAGAGAACTGTTTCCTGCTATTAAAGTAAGTAAGATATTTGAAGCAATTCAAACAAAATATAATTTAACTTTTCAATCTACATTCCTTCAAACCGAAAGATTTAAAAAGCTATTTTTGTGGTGTAAAAATACGATTGACATTGACAACAAAATAAATGGTAGTGACGCACCAATTACAAGCTATACGCAATATG